AAGCTGCATCATTAAATTTAAATCGTCCTGCACCTTTTGCTGTAAAAGCTAGACCAACATTTGTATCACCACCTGTAACCGCAAGTCCTACATCATTACCCGTAGCTGCATTTGTTATCTCTAGCTCATTTACTGCACTAGTTGTTTGTTGAAAAATTATTTGTTCGTTGCCATTTGCATCAGCAATAAAACCAGCATCAGCGATTCTAGGTTTAGTCAATGTTACAGCACTGACAGTACCACCTGCAATTGTAGCTGAGTTAGCAATACTACCTGTAGTCGTAGCTCCATTAATAGTTGGAGTTGTCAGTGTTTTGTTTGTAAGTGTGTCAGTTGAAGATGTATTAATTATACCTGTGTCAACAATATTTGTACCATCTGCAAATAGCACTCTAACTGATTTATCAGCAGCAACAAAAGTATATCCTGTGCCACTAGCTGTTTTAAATTGAACTGTAAAAGAACCAGTAGTTCCATTTGAAACGATGTAAACTTTTTCCATACTATCAGGAACAGTAACGATTCTATTTCCTGTAATTGTTCCTGTTAGTTTAACAACCATATTCCGTGCATTAGAAGCTGCACCATCTGACATTGTTAGTGCAGTTGTTCCTGCACCACCAGCAATTGATACCTCTTCGTATCCTGCTACTGCTTGTTCTACTAATTGTAAATTTGTATTTGTTTTATCACCCCAAGTACCTGCGTTTTCACCTGTAGCTTGAAGTTC